TTAAGCAGAACCTTATTTACCTTATGCAGCTTGTAGGTATCAACAATCCTGGAGATGTTAAGTTAGCAATTTTAGAGGATTGGATAAGAACAGAGTATGGTAACTTTACAATAAACGAAGTTAAAGTAGCGTTTAAGCAAATGGTAGCCAATGACTTTATAGATCACTACCAAAACTTTAGCCCTGCATACTTTAGTCAGGTTATGGATAGGTACAAGAAAAAAGCAAACGAAGTAAGAAAAATGATGCCACAGGAACGAGTTGAAGCAATACCACACTTAACCGATTTAGAGATAATTGATTACAGTTACCAGGAATATAAGGTTCTGGAAAATAGAACTTTTGACAGGTTGTTTAACCCTTTATCCGTATTTACAAAGCTTAATAGTTCAGGCATCAAGGTATGGACAAAAGAAGATGGAGCAGTTGCTAAAAAGAAACTAATGGAAATTATTACCTACAAGGCTAATAAAATGGACATCATAAGTGCAAAGCAGTACCGGGACGAATGGACTGAACAATGGTTAAAGAACCAGGCTCGAGCAGTTGCAGTAGCTTTATTTTTTGAGGAACAAATTTTACAAAACAAAACAACGTTTAAATGAGACACGGCAGTTTATTTAGCGGAATAGGTGGCTTTGATTTAGCAGCAGAATGGTGCGGTTGGGAAAACGTATTTCATTGCGAATGGAATACCTTTGGTCAAAAAGTTTTAAAACATCACTTCCCAAATTCAATATCTTACAATGACATCACAAAAACAGATTTCACTATTCACAGAGGAACAATCGACATCATTAGTGGTGGCTTCCCTTGCCAACCCTACTCAAGTGCAGGAAAGCGACTTGGCAAAGAAGATGAGAGACATCTCTGGCCGGAAATGCTTAGAGCAATTCGGGAAATTCAACCGAGTTGGGTTGTGGGCGAGAACGTTCGCGGACTTACTAATTGGAACGGGGGATTGGTATTCGACGAGGTGCAAACTGAGTTGGAAGCTGAAGGCTACGAAGTCCTCCCGTTTTTACTTCCAGCTTGTGCCGTTAACGCACCACACCGAAGAGACCGCATTTGGTTTATTGCCTACTCCAACAGCTTCAGACAATCCGGAGAAAAATACAGGCAAAATGAAACAAGACGGACTTCAAAAGAGAGCGAGAACCGGATTGCTACCAACACCAACTTGTATGGACAGCAGCAAGAACGGGGATATGACTGGAGCAGCCAAATTGTTAATGGGAGCAACAACCAGAAGTTCAGGTCAGCAAATACAAAGGACTTTGACAGATGCAGTACAAATGGAGATATTAAAGGAGAACCCTGCTCTTGCAATGGAACTTGCATCAAAAGAATTTATGAAAAGAACCAAACTTCCTACACAAATAGAGTTTGTAGAATGGATCAAAACAATAGGAACGCAGAAGGAACTATCGGAAAAACTAAATTTGAAATTAACGAAAGTAGAGCATTGGTTCAGGAAGGACAAGATAGGTTTCAGTTATCCATCAATAGAGGATTGGACTTTAATCAAGAGCCATTATCAAGTACCAATGGAGTTAGACAACAAGATGTCTTATCAAGAGTCAATAGAATGGAAGGGTCTTTTGCCAACACCGACATTACAAGAATACACGAACAGCACATTACCCCCATCACAAATAAAAAGAAACAATATAGCAGGAGTTCTTTTGAGGAAAGGTGTTTCAGCACATTCCCAACTGAACCCCCTATTTGTGGAGGAGATGATGGGCTTCCCAAAGAATTGGACAACATTACCTTTTCAAAATGGAGAAACGAAAGCATCAAAGCCTACGGGAACGCAATAGTTCCACAAGTAGCTTATCAAATATTTAAAAGTATTTGTCAATATCAAAAACTTTAGTATATTTTTGTAATATGACCGCAAACGAATTAACCAAACAAGCAATCCAAACTCTAAATAAAAACGGGTGCTTTGTATGGCGCAATAACAATCTTGCGGTTCGAGGGCGCACCTTCATAGGTCTTAAAGGAGTTCCAGATGTTGTAGGTTTTCACACCCAAAGCGGAGTAGCGGTATATTGCGAAACGAAAGCCATTGGCGATAAACTTAGCAGCTATCAAATTGCATTCTTAAACTTGGCAAAAACGGCAAATTGTTTCTGCTACATAGCAACCGAAGATAACGGCAAACTAACCTTAAAAGAATATGAACAAGAATAGCATCATATTAGAACTTTGGGAGAGCCGAGAACTAAAGGAAGCAATAGACAAAATGCAGCCTGAAGATTTACGAGAAGATTTAAGAAGCGAAATATTTAAGGTGCTATGCGAAATGGACGAGGAACGTTTAATTGATATGCGCACCCGGAACGTATTAAAGTTCTACTTGGTTAGAACTATGATTAATATGATGCAAAGTAATACAAGCCAATTTTATAGGACATACCGCAAACCTTTAGAGGTTGAATTAATAGTACACGATAGGGACGAAGATTTATTAAACAAAGTAGAAGACGAGTTGTCAAAGATGCACTGGTACAAAGCGGAACTTTTAAGAGTGTACGCTATCAAGCATAATTGCAACGCTAAAGAACTAAGCAGGGTAACAGGAATACCTTATATGTCAATACATAGGGAACTTAAATTAACTAAACGAGAACTTAAAAAACAATTACGAAAATGATAATTATAGCAGCGATATGCTTTGCAATATTCTTTGTAGAGATACACCAATTTCATAGGAAGTGGTATTTAGATTTTAAGCCATTCAGTTGCACAAGTTGTTTAGCAGCTTGGACAGGTTTAGTTTTATATTTACTACCTGCAATATGTACTGACATCATAGCGTTTGTATTTATTCCCGGAGTGTTAGCACCTTTACTTTCAAAACTAATGTGGAACTTATGGAAATAGAACACCGCAATTATTTAGACCTGCATAGACCTAACTACGAAATGGTGCAGAATGGTTATGTGCGTAATATAGATTTAAACATCTTAAAAATGTACGAGCATATTTATCGCAAGTATATGAGTCCAGATTTCATATTAACAGTATGGTGCAGCCATTGTATATTTGATATGATTAAAAGGCTTTACGAATGGTACGATTTACAACCTAAAAATAAAAAGAATGGCTAACTTTATCCACCCCACCGCTATCATTGGCGATAACGTAATTATCGGAGACGGAAACTACATTGGTGCTTATTGTATTATCGGAGACAAAGCAGAGCATAAAAAGTTCTGGAATAAAGAAAAAGGAAAAGTATACATAGGCGATAACAATGTTATTACAGGACTTGTAACAATAGACGCAGGAACTGAGATTGATACTTTTATTGGCAATAATTGTTTTATAATGAAACACGCACACATCGGACACGATTGCACAATCTTAGACAATGTAACAATTAGCTGCGGAGCAAAAATAGGTGGGCATTCTATTGTAGATCAAGGTGCTAATATAGGACTTAACGCAGTTTTACACCAGTTTGCAAACATCGGAGAGAATTGTATGGTGGGCGCAAGTGCTTTTGTAAAGGGAGATGCAAAACCAAATACTAAATATGCAGGAGTACCGGCAAGGGAAATCGGCTCAAACATAAGATAATGAAAGTAGCTATTTTATTACTTGCACAAAACAGACACGATTTAACTCAGCGTGTAATTAACCAAAACTTTTTTAACTCTGGTTATAATGCGGACTGCTTCTTAATAGACAACGGAAGCGACACGCAAGAAACGTTTAACTACCCGTTTGCCGGTTATGACTTATCAAAAGAAAAGCGAGGCATAGCAGCCGGGGTTAATGCAGGGTTACGCATAACCCAAAACTATGATGCGGTTTGTTTGTTAGCTAATGATATTTTACTTCCTGAGAATTGGTTGTCAAAATGGGTTATGTTTTCTCAACGTGTGTCAAAAACTGGCATTATTGGTATACATTGTGTAGAAGATTTGCCCCCAATAGTAGACGGAGTACATAAAACGCATACACCTTTTGGCGATAACTTTATTACCCGTGAACTTATAGATGCAGTTGGCGGTTACAATGAAGCCTATGACCCTTATGGAATGCAAGACAGAGATTATGGGGAACGTGCAACTATTACAGGCTTTACTAATTACTACTTACCAGATATGCGCTCAGAACATATAGGACACGATGTCGGTAATGGAACAGATTACAGACGAATGAAAGACGAAAGCTTGGCACGGGCGCAAAGTGTATGGGAAAAATACCAAGACATCTATCACAACCAAAAGAATATAAGATGCGAATACTTTGTATAACTTCTGCCAACTCAGGTGTAGGACTGCATAGAATTATGATGCCGATAGTACACTTAGAAAAAGAGTACGCACTTATAACAGATGTACTTAATGACGAGTTATTAGAGCAGGGTTGGGACATTGTCTTAATGAATAGAATGCTTAACGAAATAGATGCAAAGCAAATGGACACCTGGCGCACTAAGTACGGCTTTAAATTAGTAGTCGATAACGATGACCATTGGGAACTAAACGAAAGCCATTTATTGTATTTAAGATATAAGCTTAACAATATACCTAAACTAATTACCGACTACTTAAAGATAGCAGACCTTTGCACCTGCACACACGAAAGGTTAGCAGGAGAGATAAGCCCATTTAATAAGAACGTTCACATCTTACCAAACGCATTACCTTACGGGCAAGAGCAGTTCCAGGATAACAAGACCGAAGATTACAAGGTTAGATTATTCTGGAGCGGAAGCGGAACGCACGAAAGGGATATTGAAATACTAAGGCAACCTTTTAAAAGGTTACAAGGTATGAATATTAGAACTGTTATAGCAGGTTACAATGACGGGGAGAAACCTATATGGGATAAAATGATTGATGCTTTTACTTGCGGACTAAAGCTTAATCCCACGATCTATAACTATGCAAGGGTTACAGAATATATGGGTGCTTATACGGACTCAGACATTTCAGTTATCCCACTTGTAGATAACAAGTTCAACGCTATGAAGTCAAATTTAAAGGTATTAGAAACGGCTGCTAAAAAGAACCCTGCCATAGTTAGCTATGTCAATCCGTACTTAGATATGCCAGTACATTACGTTAAAAGTCAGAAGGATTGGTATAAACATATAAGAGATTTAGTAAGTGATGCGGATATGCGAAAGGAAAGCGGACAAAAGTTATTTGAGTTCTGCCAAAAGAAGTATAACTTTGACGAGATAAATTTAGACCGAAAGTATATTTATAGTAAACTATGCCAGTAACACAATGCAGTTCAGGAAAATGGAAAATAGGTAACGGCGGTTGCATCTACGATACCGAAGAGAAGGCAATGCAAGTTTGGAAAGCTATCCTTGCAGGTGGTAAATTTGCTGAAAGTTACACCGACTATCCGGAGTCAGCTACTAACAACGCAAAGAGGGCAATAGAATGGGCTGAGAAAAATGGTTGGGGTTCGTGCGGAGAAGCAACTGGTAAGGCAAGGGCAAGACAGTTGGCAAATCGTGAGCCGATTAGTAGAGATACTATTGCTCGTATGGCTTCGTTTAAAAGACACCAACAACATAAAGACGTGCCTTATAGCGAAGGTTGTGGCGGTTTAATGTGGGACGCTTGGGGTGGTACGAGTGGGATTGAGTGGAGTATTAATAAGCTAAAAGAAATAAACGGAAAATAATTTGCATACTTAAATTTTTTAATTATTAATCAACGGAAAATTTAATGGGGAAAGTATGCAGAAACACACGCAAATCTACTTACAAGGAATGGGCTATGACGCTACATCGTTTGTTCCTTGTGAGGTTTGTGGTGGTGTAGGAACTGACATACATCACATAGAAGCGAGGGGAATGGGGGGAACTAAAAAGGCAGACGTAATAGAAAACCTAATGTGTTGTTGTAGAGAATGCCATATTAAGTACGGAGACAAGAAACAATATAAAGAGTTTTTAAAAGACATACACGCAAAGAATTATGGCAAAAGGTAACGAGAATAAGAACAAAATTTCATTCGGCAAAAGGAAGCGAGGCTCTGCAAAGAAGTCCTTTAATAAGCACACCCCCAGAGAAAAAGCATATAGAGGTCAAGGACGATGAGAAAACTAAATGCTATATGGCTTCTCCTAACACATAAGGCTTACTTCGTAGCAGTATGTAAGACGGGTAAAAACGGAGACGATATGACTACCATAGGACACTACACCTATGCTATGGCAGAAACTTTGATTAACAAACATATAGCAGACGTAGACACTTACTTAGATCAAGAAGACGCAATAGACGAAGCAAACGATATAATTAACGGAATACTATGATATTATTATCAAGTCAAATAGAGAGCATAGCCTCACGCAAAGACAAAACAATAAAGCTAACTTTAGCAACCCAAGAACTAAGTCCTAAAGATGCAGCTAATTTATTCCAACTTAACCAACAGTTCTGCTACTTAGCAATTAAAGAAGAGCCATTTAGTAAAGAAGAGCAAGACATCGTAGAAAACCTTAAAGCAGACCCGGACACCTTTAAGACACCAAGCCAAAGATTAAGGGGCATCTTATACAGAACATACGAACAAGACAACGAAGGGTATAAAGATTTTAACACATATTACTTGTCAGTAATGGACAGGATATGTCAGCACTATAAAACAAAAATAGATGGGTAGGCATAAAGCAATAGAAACACCAGAGTTAATGCTTCAATACTTTACTGAGTATTGCGAGTATTGTAAAAGCAATCCTATTAAAGTTCACGATTTCGTAGGTAAAGACGGAGACGAAGTTTACAGATTAAGGGAGCGACCTTTGACAATAGAAGGCTTTGAAAACTATTGTTACAATCAAGGAATTATAAGCGATTTAGGAAGATACTTTGCCAATTTAGATAATGCTTATGAGGATTTTCGTACCATCTGTTCGCGTATTAGGAAAACAATTAGACAAGACCAAATCGAAGGGGGTATGGCAGGGGTTTACAATCCAAGCATTACTCAGCGTTTGAATAGCTTAGTAGAGAAGTCAGAAAACAAACACGAAGTAAGTGAGATCAAAATAACTTACGATAGATAATGCAGACAGTAGGCTTGAAGTTACATAACCCACACCCAGCGCAAAAGCAAGTAATTGAATGCGATAGTAGGTTTATTGTAATGATGGCAGGGAGAAGATTTGGCAAGTCCTTGATTAGTCAAACGATTAGCATAGACACGGCAGTTAATAAAAAGCGAGTAGCTTACATTACACCTACTTACCAATTAGGCAAAATATTCTTTAAGGAAATAGTAGACCTGTTGCCATTAGAGATATACTCTAAGAACGAAAGCGACCTGGTTATTACTTTCATAACGGGTGGCTCAATTCGTTTCTTTACAGGGGAAAGGTTAGACAATCTTCGTGGTTTAAAGTTTCACTTAGCCGTAATAGACGAGGCTTCCTTTATACCTAACTTGGAAGACGGGTGGCTCAACTCGATAAGACCTACCTTAACTGACTATAAGGGTAAAGCTATATTTTTAAGCACCCCTAAAGGTAAAAACTACTTCTTTAGTTTGTTTAGCAAAGCCGAACCCGATTGGCAAAGCTTTAAGTTTACGACATACGATAACCCTTACATTGATCCAAACGAAATAGACGATGCTCGTAAGCAACTGCCAGAGGTTGTATTTGAGCAGGAGTATATGGCAAACCCTGCGGAGAACGCAGCAAACCCTTTCGGCACTCAACATATACGCAAGTGCTTACACCCGGTAACTACAATGCCGGTAGTAGCTTATGGAATTGATCTGGCGAAGTCGGTCGATTGGACTGTAATAGTAGGTTTAGACGAAGACGGGAATGTGGCTTATTTTGACCGCTTCCAAATGGATTGGCACAATACCAAGCAAACTATCCTTAGGCTGCCTAAATGCCCTATCCTAGTCGATTCTACGGGGGTTGGAGACCCGATACTCGAAGACCTGCAAAGAGAAGGGGTAATGATACAAGGATTAAAGTTTACAAGTTCAAGTAAGCAGCAGCTAATGGAAGGGCTACAAGCTGCGATACATCAAGGTAAAATAGGCTATCCTGAGGGGATAATAAGCCAGGAGTTAGAAGTATTTGAGTATCAATACACGGCAACCGGAGTAAAGTACTCAGCACCTTCAGGCTTTCACGATGATGCGGTTGTAGGCTTGGCTTTGGCTTGGCAGAACTTCAGCCTTAAACGTGGCACGGGTAGGTATGCCTTTCTATAAATGCAACAAGGTTACAAAAATAAATTTGGTGGATTGTGTAGAACTTGTATATTTGGTTATTATTTAATCAAAACACAAACACAATGAAAAAAGAAACCGCACAACTTTTAGCCGTATTTTTAGTAGCTTGTTACCTTATTGGACAATTACAAGACATCTACTCAAAATGATCTACGCTATCTGCCTTCTGCTAATTGCGACAGGTTTTGTAATGGCAGCATTAACTGACTATTTAATTAAACACAATGACACAAAGCGCAAAAGAATACATAGACAAGTATTACGCAAGTGAGCCAATTAGTATAATGATGTCTAACATTGATGCTACCTATCTGGAGATACTTACCTACTGCAACGATAAGGGTTACGAACCTGCAAAGCGTAGATTAAGGAAACCAGAACATAAGTCACAAATTGGCTTTTTTGACATTGAGAATTACAAACCCGAAACAATATGAGTTTTTATTTTGATGATGATGGATATTTTGGTATTCCAAGAATATCAGTTAATAGAACAGAACCATATAAACTACAAATAAACAAACCAATGGAACTACAACAAATCTTCGAAACAACAAAAGAGCAAAGGAATGAGTTTACCTATCAATTAATTGAACGCTTAAACGCGGGGGAACTTGATCCGTTAAAAACACATCTACAAGTTAAAGCCTTAGAGGATATGCTCGAAACCCTAAAGGCAAACAAGGACTACAAAGATGCGGTATTACAAGCAGCCGTTCTTAATGGCAAGGACTTTGAGTATATGAGTGCAAAGTTTAACATTCGCGAGGTCGGAGTTAAGTACGATTATAGCAAATGCGAAAGCCCACAATACGAGGAAATTATGGCCGAGTACAATAGCGCAGCCAAAGCCAAAAAGGATATGGAAGAGTTCCTTAAGAAAGTGCCACATCAAGGACTTGATATTATAAACGGAGTTACTGGCGAGGTTACCAAAGTTTACCCCCCTGCCAAGAGTAGCACAACAAGTGTAGCCGTATCTCTAAAGTAATAAAAATATTATACTTCTTTACAATTTGCTTACCTTTGTTTGCAGTAGCTTACATCGGTGGGCATCTTGTATATATTATAAAACAATTAAAATGATACTTTTACCATTCGCAATAATTATAGTAATTTTAGCTATAATTGAAGTTAGGGATATGTACAACCAAACGAAATGATAGTAGCAATAATATGTTCTTTAATCTCAGCAACCATTATATCAATAGTATGGGTTCGATTAATAGATCAAAGCAATAAGATACTTGAACAAGACAAAAAAGAAAACAAATGACTTGGAACGAATTAACGATTTGGCAGTACCAACAGATTTATCCAATAGTTACTAAGCCTGAAAAGGATTGGACTAACTTAGACGTGGAAAGTAAGTTAGTAGGTATAATCTACAATCTAACCGACACCCAGGTCGATAGCCTATCTATTCAGCAATTCAATAATCTAAGGGCAACACTTAGCTTTTTAGACGATAAGATTGAAGGTAAGCCGGTTAAGTACACGGAAGTAAACGGCAAACGATACCGGTTTGTTTATGATGTGCAGCAAATCAAAGCAGCCAGATATATCGAAAGCAAGGTATTTAGCACCGACTTAATTAACAACTTGCATAAGTTAGCAGCCTCAATGGTTATGCCTCAGCGCAAAACTTGGTATGGCAGATGGGTAGACGATACCTATGATGCAGCAAAGCATAGCGAGTATGCAGCCGACCTACAAGCCTCGAACTTTGTTCACGTTTATCATTCGGTTGTTTTTTTTTATCAAGTATACAGAAACTGGATCGAGGTTTCTCAGGCTTATTTGATACAGGAAATGATGTCGAAGGGAATGAGTCCGGAGTCAGCGCAAGAGGCGGTTCAAATTTTATGCAGCACTTTGGATGGCAATATTGCGCCAAATCTGTTGCCGACCACGAAAATATCACAGTTGACCAAAGCTATGAACTTTCAACAATCCAGTTCCTAAATACACTTAGTTACCTGAAGGCTAAAGCCGATTACGATAAAGAGCAACATAGGAAACTTAAATAATAGACAAGCCCTGCCAATTTTGGTGGGGTTAGTTATTTTTAGACCTTCCTTATATTTATTAGCGTGAGTATATCAAAGGCGCAAATACAAGCATTAAGGGAAGGCTTTTTAAAAAGCATAGGCGATACGGGCTTTGGAAAGGTTAAGGAAGGCGATTTACCTGTATTAGAGGAAACATTGTCTTTATACGGACAAGCCTTTAATGATGCCCTAATCAATATATTAGATCAAGAAAATATAACAAGTTCTGGTAAGTTAGCAGAACCGGCAATCGGTATTGTAACTAAATTTGGAAACAGTTACGTTTTAAGTTTAGGTTACGAACCAGGAAGCGAACAAGACAAATACTTTAGGTTTGTCAATAAAGGGGTTAAGGGTACAAACAATACAAAGGCAGATGCTAAAACGCCTTATTCGTTCAAGACAAGTAGCAAGTCAATTCCGGTTAATGTAATAGAAAAATGGCTTAGTTATAATAAGCTAAAATCGGTAGCCGTTAAGAAGTACACAAAACTTGGAGCGGAAAGCAAAGCAATACAAGGCAAAAAATCTTTAGCTTGGGCGATAGCAAAAAGCATACATACTAAAGGACTTAGGTCTACACACTATTTTGACAGAGCAGTAGCCCAAATATTTAATAAAGAATTTATTGAAAATATAGCAGTCGCAGTAGGTGGCGATGTATTAATTCAAATAAAGCAAACAGTAAACGAAAGCAAGAATGGCAATAACAATAACAAGTAGCCCTGCACCTTATTCGTCAATGCACGATAACCTTTGGTTTGTTTCAAGTTCTACTAATAGCGGAACTACAAACTTTAAATTCGTGTATGATGTATACATTAACGGAAGCCAAGTAATTAGATCAAAGGTATTCCCTGCGCCAAGTGCAGAAGGTAGCTATGGCGTGTTTAACGCATCTCCAATGGTAAGAAGTTTTGTAACTAACTATTTCGAGCCTTCAGGGAACTCAATACTTGTAGCTTCAAACGATAAGATTAAAGTAGATTACCAAGTAAGGATAGGCGAAGAGGTTAGCGGTGTTACTACTACCAACTTAGCATCTGGCAGCTACTCAGCTTACAACTTTGTACCGCCATTGTTTGCCGATGTATTCTTAACAAAGAACAATACACCTTTAGTGTTATCGGACTATTACGATAATTTACTATTGGAAAACTTTACGGACGATTTTTTAACGGAGCGTGATACGGATAACATAACGCTTGAATACGGAGATAACTTTTACATTACCTTCCTACGCATAGCAACGGGCGGTTACTCTGCTTGGGTTGAAGTATTAGGCGAAGGCGACGTGGTTACTAATACAGTAAGCGGAGACATCACGTTAAGCGGACAATTCAATATGTTTAACCTACAAGCAGGACACATAAACGATTGGGCATCGGGAACTATAATTACCGAGAATACATACGGCTACAACTTCTATTTAAAAAGAGGTGGCGCACAAACAAGGGTAATAAAATTAAGACATAAGTGCTACCCTAAATACCAACAATTTAACTTAGAGTTTCTAAATAGATTAGGCGGTTGGGACACTAAAAAATTCGCTTTAGTAAATAGAAGGTCAAGCGAGTATCAAAGGGCATCATACAGGCGAAGCGACTGGCAACTTGTAGGTGGGCAAATGACAAATATAGATGGATATAACAGATATAACGAAACAACTTTCAACTATGCTATTCAGCATAAAGATAAATATAGGCTTACTTCTGATTGGGTTAGCGAACAAGATTATTCGTGGTTGGCTCAACTTGTATCGAGTCCTATTGTGTATATGGAAGTACTTGGTGCTTACTTCCCTGTTACCATAAGCACGAGCAATTATGAGTACAAGTTAGAGAGCGCGGACAAACTATTTAACTTTGAGATTGAAATAGAAGTAGGCAAATACTTAACAAGCCAATTCAGATAATGATTAGTACAGAGATATACATCGAGGAACAAAAGATTGATCTATTGCAGGATATATCTACAGAGTTCACTTATGCGATTGACGATGTGAGTGAGTTTGGTAGTCGCAATACTTCTTTTAGTAAGACAATAAGCATACCAGGAACGGCAAACAACAACCTAATCTTTGGTTACATCTTTGAACTTAACAACGCAAACGTTACTGTTAATTCTTTACCAAACGTAGGTTATAACTACAACGTAACTAAACAAGCTAACTGCAAAATTTTTATTGATAAGGTGCAGATATTCAAAGGCACCTTAAGAATATTGGAGATAGTAATAGACAAAGAAACTATTGAATACCAGTGCAGCGTGTTTGGGGAATTAGGTGGGTTTATTAACCAATTAGGCAATAGGCGTTTAGAAGATTTAAACTTTGATGCTTATGACCATACTTATAGCGTAGCCAATATTAGTGCGAGTTGGGATAACCCTGGCGGTTCTGGATATTACTATCCGCTTATTGATTACGGAAGTGTTAGCACGGGTACAGGTTCAACAGGACCAGGAGCATACGGAGTTGCTAAAAAGGACTTTCAATACACAACGTTTCGACCTGCTTTGTATGTTAAGGAATATATAGATAAGATATTTGCAGGAACAGATTATACTTTTGATTGCTCGTTCTTTGATACGCCTTTATTTAAAAGGCTTATCATACCTAATAACCAAACAAACATTACTGCGTTAAATAATACCAGTATGAGTGCAAGTGCTATTAATAGAACTATGCTATTAACAAGCGACCCTTACGTTCAATATACTTTAGTAACAATAGGTAGCTTTGCTATTGACGGCACTAATACTTTATTTACTTATTCTGGCGCAACGCTAACTACTAATATACAGATTACCTTAACAGGCTTTGTAAACATATTTGACCCACCGCAGCCTACATATACTGTAATACTTAGAAAAAACGGAGTACAAATCGGCTCACAAGATTTTGATGCGAGTGTTACAAGAATGCTTAATTGTAATTTTACTGTTCAAGGTATTACTTTTAATAGTGCAGATACTATGCAAGTAGAAATACTTGGTACGTTAATGCAGATTGAAATATTTACGGGTAATGTAGGAGTTACTACAAGCACACCAACACAAGTACAAATTAACTTAGGCGAAACTATTAAGGTAAGCCAAACAATCCCTAAAGGTATATTTCAAAGAGATTTCTTTTTGAGCATTGTTAAGATGTTTAACCTTTATGTTTATGAGAATAAGTTTAATGACAAGGAACTTGTTATTAGTCCGTATGTGGACTTTTATCCTGAGAAGTCGGCTGAAGCATTGGATTGGACTAACAAAGTAGACAGGGCAAAGCCTATAAGTATTAAGCCAATGAGTGAGGTTAATGCTCGTTACTATAACTATAAGTTCAAGCAAGACAATGACTTCTATAACGAAAACTATCGTAAGAAGTATACAGAAGGTTATGGCGATTTAATATACGATACTGAGTTTGACTTTGTAAAAGAAACCGATGTTTTAGAAGTTATCTTTGCAGCATCTGTACTTTATCAAGCAACAGGACAAGACAAAGTATTCCCTGCAATATATAAGAAGTCGAATACAAATAGTGCAGAGGACAGAATGGATAGCATCATTCGTATAATGCAGACAAAGAAGATTTCAAGCGTAACAAGTTGGGACATTATGAATACTACAACTGTGTTAGGTAGCTTTACAAGTTATGGTTATGCAGGACATTTAGACGATCCAATTAATTCTAATACTGACATTAATTTTGGTGCGCCTAAAGAGATACAATTTGCACCTTCTAATTTTACGGAGTTTAATTTATTTGCTGACTTCCATAGCCCATACCTTGCTGAGATTACAAACAAGGATAGTAAGCTATTAACTTGCTTTGGACTTTTAGACATAGTAGACATTTTCAATTTAGATTTTAGCAAGTATGTTTATATAGACGGGGTTTTGTTTAGGCTTAACAAAGTCGAAAACTTTAACCCAATGGAATACAACACAACTAAACTATCGTTTTTAAAAGTAATTAATACACGATACCCAATAATTTAAGATATGGCAGAAAGTAATCAACTCTCGTTTGATATAAAGGTAGGCGGCAACGCAGAGCAATCAATAGGTAATGTTAAAAAAGCATTAAAGGAAGCAAATGCTGAATTAATAAACGCACAATCTAACTTTGGCGATTACTCAAAAGAAGCTATTGAAGCTGCTAAAAGAGTTGCAGAACTAAAGGACAAGATTAGTGAAGCAAGGGAAACGGCTGATTTGTTTGACCCTGGAAAAAAGTTTCAGGCTCTTGCTGGTGCTGCTACTGCGGTTGCTGGTGGCTTTACTGCGGTACAAGGTGCGCTTGGTTTAATAGGAGTTGAAAGCGAGGAAGTAGAAAAATCTTTATTAAAGGTACAATCTGCTTTAGCATTATCTCAAGGCTTATCTACTATTACTGACTCAGTAAAAGATTTTGAAAGGTTAGGCAAGGTTATTCAAAATACAACTGCGTTTCAAACTGCCTACAATTTTGTAATGGGCAAAAAGGTTGCAATACAAGCGCAAGACACGGCAACAACTGTAGCATCAACTGTAGCAACTAAGGCACAGGCTGCTGCAACTAATACGGCAACTGTAGCAACAACCGCTTCAAGTGTAGCTATGAAGGTATTGCGTGGAGCGATACTTGCAACGGGAATAGGGGCTTTAGTAATTGGACTTATAGCCGTAGTTCAAAACTTTGGCAAAATAAAAACTGCGATACTTAATGCTATCCCAGGACTTGGCAAATTTGCATCTACTGTTGGTAATGTTATTAATGCCTTTACTGACTTGATAGGCGTAACAAATGCAGCATCAAGGGCAGAGCAACAAAGACAAGCAATCTTTACAAAAGCTGCTGCAGGTACTAAGATAATTAATGAAGGGATTGACAGACAAATTAAACTACTTCAAGCGCAGGGTGCGGAGCAGGGAAAATTAGATGCACTTAGAAAGCAACAAATCAATAATGAATTAAACGATTTAAAAAAATTAGCAGATCAAAAAGGTATTTTAAGAGGCGAAGATGCTAAAAAATTCAAAGACCTTCAAAATGACTTGCAGGTAATTGATGCGACGGCACAAAAAACAAGAGAAGATGCAGCTAAACAAGCAGCACAAAGAGGTACAGCCAATGCAAATAAATACGGGGAAAGCCAAAAGAAACAAGACGAGCAACTTGCAAAGGAAAGGTTAGAAGCACAAAAAGAAGCTTTATTAAAACTAAGCGAATTAAATAATGAAATATTCTTATCTACTTTTAAAGACGAAAATGATAGAAAAAGAGCAGAATTAAATATTGCATTTGATAAAGAAAAAGCAGAGATTTTAGCTAATACTAAAATAACAGAAGAGACAAAAAATCAATTAATAGTTGCTTTAAGAACTAAACTTAATTCAGATTTAGATGCTATAGCAGCAGCAGAAAAAGAAAAGAAAGCGGTCGCAGATGCAAAGATGCTTGAAGATGCAGCAGCACAAATGGCTAAAGAAGATGATTTAGAGTTTGCTAATTTACAAAAAAAGTTTTCTAAAACACAAGAGGACGAAAAGAAACAAGCAGCTAAAGACCTTGCTGACTTAGATAAAAAGATTGCAAAAAATACTACTGATTTAGAATTAGAAAGGAGTTTATTAGACGAAAAGCAAATAGCAGTTGAAGAGGCTTTTGCTAATAGTTTAATAACAGAAGAACAATACAATGCAGCTTTAGAGGCAAATGCAAAAGCAAGGGCTGACATAGATAAGTTAGAAGCCGAGGCAAAAGTTAAAAACGCTGAAGTTGCTTCTCAGTTATTAGGAACTATCTCAGATATAGTTGGTAAAAATACGGCAGCAGGTAAAGCGGCTGCTATTGCTTCAGCTACAATAGATACTTATTTAAGTGCGCAAAAAGCCTATGCTTCGCAGTTATTACCAGGAGACCCAACCTCTCCTATTAGAGCGGCTATCGCTGCTGGTATTGCAGTTGTAGGTGGTATTAAAAATGTTAAATCTATTTTAGCAGTTAAAACACCGAATGGTGGTGGTGGTGGCGCAGCTAACATTTCGGCTCCAAGTTTATCTGGCGCACCAATAGCCCCACCTCAACCACAAGCAGCTACTACCAATATTAGCGCACAATCAATAAACGCTTTAGGCAATCAAGCAACGAGAGCCTATGTTGTAGAAAGCGATGTAACAAGCAGCCAAGAACGTATCGCAGCTATTCAGCAACGAGCAAGGTTTGGTTAAATGATAACAATTTAAAACACTTAATATTTAAAGATATGGACTTACCTGTTTATTTATTAGACATTAGCGAGGATATGAATGACGATGCCGAGGTCGATTATGTGGCACTCGTAGACAAACCTGCTATTCAAAAGAATTGGAATGCCTTTAAAAATCAACAACGCTTTGAAGTGGTTAGCGAAGATAAGCGTATTATCTCTGGTCCTCTTATGTTGGCTGATATGCCTATTTTTAGGAGTGATGCTACTTATGGCGATTACTATGTGGTCTTTTCTAAAGACACTATATTCAAGATTGCGCAAAAGTTTTTTAAAAGAGGCTACCAATCAAACGTAAACTTAATGCACTCTCCTGACCAACAAGTAGAAGGTGTAACAATGTTTGAGAGTTTTATTACAGATCAAAGCAGAGGTATACAACCAATGAAAGGGTTTGAAGATGCACCGGACGGCTCGTGGTTTGGCTCGTTTAAAGTAGATAACGAAGGCGTTTGGAATGATGTAAAGGAAGGCAAATTTAAAGGCTTTAGCGTAGAAGGGTTGTTTACTTACAAGACAAAGCCAACTAAAGAACAAGAACTTATGAATGCAATAAAGGAAATATTGCAACGGGTTAAATGATAAACAAAATCTTTTATTAATATTTAAACAAAAAGAATGATGAACGCAAAAGATGCAATTATGCAAATTAGGGCTTTATTCGAAGATATGCCACAAGTAGAGGCTCCGGCTCCTATTGAAGCACCTATCGAAGAGGTACCTGTTACATTCGCGGAATATAGCCTTATGGACGGAACGAAGGTTATGATTAGCGAATTAGCTATCGGTGGCGAAGTTACTTTAGCAGACGGAAGTCCTGCTCCTGTTGGCGAACACCAATTAGCAGACGGCACTAAAATTGTTTTAGACGAAGCCGCTAAAATCTTATCTATTGAAACTCCAGAAGCAGAAGCTAAAGAAGCTGACGAAACACCTGCTGAAATGGGTAAAAAGATGGACGAGAAAATGGCAGACGAAATCGCTGCTTTAGTTTCTGAAAACGAAAATCTTAAAACACAAGTAGCGCAATTAGAGGCAAAAGTTAAGAATGGCTTTAGTCAAGTAGCTGAATTAATAGAAGCACTTACAAAGACACCTAACGCTGAACCTATTGCGCAACCAAAAAACAACTTTAGTTCTAATGTTACTACTCATAATATGAAGTTAGAAAAATTAGAAAAATTTAGAAACGCTTTATTAAACAAATAAAAATAAAATAAAATGGGATTTGATGTATCTGCATTAGCAAACTATACAAAAGAAAACGAGGCTCTACTTGTAACTTCATCTGTATTGGGTGCAAAAACTGCTTCTCTTATTAAGAGCGCAGGTAACGTTATGGTTGGCGTAAAGTCAAGCGAAAAGATTAACATTATGGAAACTGACGCTATCTTCCAAGATGGTGCTTCTTGCGGGTTCAACGCAAGCGGATCGACGACCTTCACTCAGCGCACGGTTAGCCCTGGAAAAATTAAGCTAAATGAAGCTTTATGCCCGAAGGATTTAGAGTCAAAGTACCTTCAAAAATCTTTGCCAACAGGGTCTTATTATGATTCTATTCCTTTTGAGCAAGAGTATTCTGAAAAGAAAGCTAAGACAATCGCTGCACAATTAGAAACTGCTTTATGGCAAGGTGACACTACAAGTGTAAACGTAAACTTAAACAAGTTCGATGGTCTTGTTAAGTTAATCGGTGCTGCTTCAGGTGTTGTAGCTGCAAACGCTTCTACTTTTATTAGTGGTGCGCCTTTAAGCTCTATTACTGCTGCTAACGTAATTAGCATCTTTGATGGTGTTTACCAAGCAATTCCTGCAAAAGTTGTAGCTGCTGACGATATGACTATCTTCTGCGGTCAAGATTTATTCAGAACTTACACTGTTGCTCTTAAGAATAGCAATGCTTTCTCTTATGCAGTAGATGTAAAGGCTGATAGCGAATTTGTACTTCCGGGAACTACAATCAAAGTTATTGCAGTTGCAGGTCTTAACGGAACAAACAAAGTTTACGCTATGCGTTTAAGCAATATGTTCTTAGGAACTGACTTATTGAACGAAGAAGAAAAATTCGAAATCTTCTACGCAAAAGAGGCAGACCAGGTTCGCTTTGTATCTGAGTTTAAGATGGGTGTAAACATTGCATTCCCTGACGAAGTAGTGAAGTTTATCCTTGCATAATTTATCGGGTAGGTTGAAATATACCTACCCATTTTTTAAACTAATTAATTTCTAAAATATGCCTTGCGCTTTAACTCAAAATTATACCTTAGATTGTAAAGACAGTTTAGGTGGTATAACCGAAGTTTATTTTGCAGCAGCAGCAGACGTTACCTCAACTACCGAAGCAAGTGGTGTTATTACCGCACTTGTTAAGGCAGCAGGTAAAAGGTTCTTTAAGTACGAACTTGTAAAAGGTACTTCTCAAATCGTTGAGAACATCAATGCAAACGTACAGAACGGAACTGTTTTCTATGCTCCAGAATTAACAGTAGTATTAAACAAATTACAAGCTAATACAAGAAACGAAATCTTGTTGTTAGCTCAAAACACTTTAGTAGCAGTTGCCAAAGATAACAATGGCAAATACTGGTACTTAGGTAAAACAAGAGGCTTAGACCTTACCGCAGGTAATGCTGGTACAGGAACGGCTGAAGGCGACAGAAGTGGTTACACTTTAACTTTCACAGGTGCAGAAGCGGCTATGGCTCCAGAGGTTAACTCTACAGTTGCAGCAGCTTTAACTACTCCTGGTTCTTAGGTTGTTTTGGTTTTGTATATAGATGCCCTCGGACTTAATTGTTCGGGGGTTTTTTATTTTGCAAACAATCGTGATAGTTTATATTTATAGTTGTGATAAGATTAATTAAGGGGCAAACCCAAAACATAATACTTACCTTGACTGAGAAGCAGCTTTTAACAAGCCCGAACTATCTATTTATATTTGAGAATAGATCAACAAATACGGACATCAAATTTGTAAGGCTTAACAATACAGATATAAGCGCATACAAGGAAAGGTACAATGAGTTCACTATTGTAGTTAATAGCTTCTTTAATACGGCTTTAAACGGGCAATACACCTACACAATCTACGAACAGACAAGTACTACCAACACAAACCCGACGGGCTTAAACTTGCTTGAAACAGGCATAATGGAACTTGAGGGTACAACTATATCATTCACAGAATACGAAACAACAAGCACATTCACAATAAGACAATAATGGAAATACAAGTATTGACATTTGCCGAGGCAAAGCAACCGGAATATAAAGAGAAAAAAGGCGAAGGGTATATGCAGTATGGTCAAAATAATGACTATCCGCAATACCTATTAGACCTTTTTAACAAGTCAGCCAAGCACAATGCTATCGTAAGAGGCAAAGTGAACTACATTGTTGGTAATGGTTGGGCAGGAGAGCAGCCTATTGTTAAGCAAGTTAATAGAGAGGAAACTTTAAATGATCTAACTAAAAAGGTAGCTTTAGATATTGAACTATTTGGCGGTGCTTATATCCAAGTTATTTGGTCTGTAATGGGCGAACAAATCGCTGAGTTATGGCATTGTGATTATACAAAGATTAGAACTAACAAAGACAACACTCAATTTTGGTATAAAGAAGATTGGAAGGCTACACGCAATCAAGAAAAAGCTGAGATATACAATGCGTTCAATCCTAAAAACCCTGTAGGTGTTCAAATACTTTATGTAAAAGAATACAGACCGGGTATGAATGTTTATAGCCTTCCGGGTTATTTTGGTGCGCTTAACTACATTGAAAGTGATGTTGAAGTAAGTAAGCACGTTTTAGGTAATGCTCAAACAGGGTTTTCTGCAAGTAAACTTATTACTTTACCAAACGGAGAGCCAAGCCCTGACGAGAAACGTGCAGTAAGCAGACAGTTCGACAATATGTACACGGGTGCAGACGGCAAAAAGTATTTACTTGCTTTTGTAAATGATGCAACAAGAAAGCCTATTGTAGACGATTTGGGTGCGAGTGATTTAACTAAAGAAGATTTTGGACGTGTAGATGAGTTAATACAGAATAACATTTTTAGCGGCCACCAGATTACAAGCCCTGACCTTTTTGGTATTGCCGTTCCTGGTCAATTAGGGAATAGACAACAGATGCGTGATAGCTACGAAATCTTTAACAACACTTATATTCGTTATAAGCAAATGCAATTAGAAGGTGTATTTAATATGCTTGGACAATATGCAGGTGTAACAGAGGAATTAATGCTACAACCTACCGACCCAATCGGTATTGATTTTAGCGAAAGCATTATAAAAGAAGTAGCACCAAAAGAGTGGATATTAGAAAAGCTTGGTATTG